TTAGCCTTCTGTCTGCTATACCCATCAGGCTTATCAACCGCCACAAACTTAAGATCCATCGCAAATGTCACTGCCATTCCATTCACCTTTGTCATATATGCCGGTGTAAATAGAAACGGATACAGATAATTGTCCGTCTGAAAATCCTCCTCCTGCAGGGCATTCACAAACAGACACAGCGCAAGTATTCCAAGCACAGTCGGAATTAGTCTGAACCTGAATTTCCACTTAATTCTGAAATCAACAAAATGCATAAGCATAATAAGAGCTATAAATATAACTGTAACAACAATTACTCCTGCAGTCGGTGCGAAATCATAATTGGATGCAACACTTGTCGCCGTACCAATTGAAAAAATATCCCACGGAACAAAAGGAGTCGAGCGGAAAAGCATAACATAATGATTAATCAGTCCAAAAACCATGGCCACAATAAAAACTGTACGAAGTGCCCATTTCGCCCTGCCCGTAACAAAATAAAGAATCCAGGCAATCAACTCAAACAAAATAATATTAAAAAATGCCGCCATAAATCTGACTTCTTCAAAAGGATTATGTTCGTAGAACTCCATAAGATAAAAAGCCGCAATCGGAAAAATCGAGAATAATACAACATTGAATATAATTTCATATTTTTTATAAATCTTTTTTATCATCATAATGCTCCTGTTTACTATCTGGTATTACAGCCTATATGGCAGATTTTTGGGTACCTTTTTGGGCAGATTTTTCTTAAAAGTACCCTAATTTCTTTAATTTTTTGAAAGATTGTAAGTAAAGAAAAACCCCGCAAACCCTTGATTTTACTGAAAATCTTGGATTTACGGGGTTTTGCAAATAGTGCCGGCAGTGGGACTTGAACCCACAAGACACAGCCCATAATCCGTGAATTTACTAGGTTTATTGTTTTTTTGGGCAAATTTGGGGCAAATTTTATATTGTTTGCCCGCTAAGTAGCCAATACGTTGTAATCTTACCCACTATTCCATCAACAGTCAAGCCCCTATTCCTCTGGAATACCTTAACGCATTCGGTAAGGTATTCCGTCCACTCGCCGATATCGTCAAGTTTGGTGAATCCGTAGACTTCTCTCAGCATGGTCCTTAACCATCTGATAGCTGTAGGACAATTATGAATCTGTCCACTCCATAGATTATGTGCACTTGCAAAAGCCTGTGAATCTCTACCCCACCTGCGATCGCAGGACAGTCGGTCAGTCCCCTCTAAGTCGAAGCCTACATTCATGGCATGCTGCCACGACTCAACATAGTCATTCTCAAGATAGATTGACTTGTCACCCTTCCAGCTCTCATCAGGTGTTGGAGCAGGTGCCGCCGGTATTGGACTTGGTGGCACATTCTGAGGAGCGGATATAACATTAGAGTAGCATTCTGAGATATCGAGACTGCCCGCCTCGATGCCCGGTACTGTTCCGGTGCTGGTGTACTGCCAGCCCCACATTCCGTCGATGCTTGGCTTGACGTGTGGCTGTCCGTCGTTGATGCCATACTTAGCAATCCACAGCGGACAGTCTTTGATACCCGACATATAGGACTTGTACCAAGACTCACTCGCATAGATACCGACTGCATAGCCTGCTGCCTTGATGATCTCCATATACTTAAGTGCACATGCCTGAGCTACGTTTTCGGTTCCTGGCTCTTCTGAGTCGAAGAACACAGGGAATGACAGGTTGTAGTCCTTGATAAGCCTTAATGTATGCTTCGCTTCTCCTTCTATTCTGTCTACACTCTTGGCGTATGAATAGAGGTATACTCCGAATGGAATACCAAGTATTGTACACTCAGTAGCCCATTCTCGGAATCGTGGGTCGTCCTGCTTTTTCAGGTCCTGTCCATAGCCGCAGTGTAAGATTACACCGTCTACGTTGCCCTTGACTGTCTGCCAGTCAATGTTGCCATTATGGTGTGAAACGTCAATTATTTTCATTTGCGCTCACCTCCGGGATTCCTGCAATAGATGTTAAGATGCTGACCACGCCGGATAAGACCGATGCGGACAGGACTACACGCCAGTCCACCGCTGAGATTACAGCGGAAGCCCCGATGGTTCCGAGAGCTGTCTGAGCCATAGTCTTTACAGCTCTGACGCCTGCTGCCTTGAGCCATTCAACAGTGTTGACGCTTGGTTTAAATACACAGTTCTTCCAGTTCTTCATAGTAATTTCCTCCTTACATAAAATGTGCTACCGAGTTGACCAATGCAAGAGCCAATGCTCCTGCAATTGCCGATATAATTGTAGTAAAAGCAGTCCTTGTCATAGTGTTCCAGTTCTGGGCCGGTCTTGCCTCAAGCTCTGCGAGCTTGTCACTATGCTCTTTCTGCACTTCTACCATGTTCTTAACGCTGATCGCAAGTTCCTGCACTGACAATGTCAGGTCTTGGATGCGCTGTTGCTGTTCTTCGAGATCAGCTATTTTCTTGTTGACCACCTTGATTCGCTCGCCATGTTCAGCAAGCTCTCTTACAATATCTTCATTTTCCATTTATTACCTCCTCGGAGTGATTATCTAATATTTCTGCGTTATCAACAGCCCCACTGTGATTCTTATCGTATTCACTCTTCTGCATAGCACCATCTGCCGTGTCCTTGATTGTGGCTATGCCAAGAGTGACCGCTATCGCATCGCACAAGGCCTTATAACTTATAGCCCTTGTACCGCTTGCAATAGAGTCCATGATGAACATGTCTTCCGGTGCTATTCCTGTAGCAGGATTTTGGTCAACTATTCGTGCCGATTCCAATGCCTGTGCTTGTGTATCACTCATTTATTTTCCTCCTTGTGTGTCGAATTTAGATTTGTAGCTTGAGGTGTATATAGGTCTACCCAAGCTATCAACTATCTGTCTACCCTGGCTGTCTATGAGGTAGTTCTCATTCCAGTCGAAAAGCGTCTGCATTATTAACTGCAGATTGTTGTTGTTGGCACTTACCTTGCCTTGCAAGTAACTATCATCGTAGACTGTATCAGTAAACTTGGCGTCAACTGGTACATCCTTCCATACTTCATGACCGTTCACAAGCTCCGCATTGTCCACGATGCCATTTTGATTGACATCGTAGACGTCAGTGCGCATGTCACCGTTTGCTACCTCTGAGAGATAGTTCACAGTCTGACACAGCCTCTTGATAATTTTGCTCGAACCTCTGTAATCCAAGTGTATCTTAAGGTTAGCCATGCTTGCCTCCTTAATCTATATCTGTCAGCGTGTATACTACCTTCATGGAACTTGCAGCAGTCTTTACTATCGGCTGTGGCAGATTGTAGATAGTGCCGAGGTAATTATTGAGCAGGTTACCGTTCGAAAGGTTATAATATGAATATGCTCTATGTCCAAAAACTACAAGATTGTCAGCAATGAGCCTTGGGTCGTTGCTTATAGGGTCATTGCTATGACTTCCTCCTTGCTGATTAATGATGATTTTGCCGTCAGGGTAGCAAATTCCGTAACGGCTATCATTAGTCGCAAATTTAACCCCTCCATTTTTCAGATTCATCAGATAATCATCGGACAGAGTGTAATCGTTTGGTAGTTTGGCTTCCTGTACATCCACGGGATTTGACAGATTGACTATATAGATAGTTTTTTTATCGAGCGATTTAATGTATGCATAGCCGTTATTAGCTGTCGAGTGTCCATAGTTGTTATAAAAACTTGCGCTTTTCACGGTAAACGTCTGAACTTCCGATATTTCAAAGCTATAATCTGACAGTTTAAGCTTGTACATTTCGACTTTCCCAGTCGTGCTCATAGGTGTGATCATATACGCATAGCCATCATATCCATTTTTGAAATAACCTCGACAGTCCGTATTAGATGTGCCTGTTTCTATTGTGAACGATGTCACTTCCTCGCCATAATTGGTTGGTGATGGATAATCAGCCAGCTTGAACTTTGTCGTTGGCACGTAGGCCTTCATGATGTGAATTTCTGTAGAGTACAGACTCTTAGTCTTTCCGGTGTCGTCTCTTTCAGTTCTTGAAGATACCCCTCCAAGTTGTGGGTCAATGTAGTATAGATACTGATTTTCCACGTCGTAACATAGTGCATAGCAGTAGAATTGAGTCTTGTTACTCAAATTCTTGCAAGATGGGCCTGATGTTTTGAACGGCCCAACAAGATTGTAAGGCGAGTTTCGGATATAGCTGTCACCGAAACTATAGTTAAGGCTTAATGCCAGTGACTTAATGGTACCGTTTGCTTGTGATGTTGAAAAATCCCACACCGACTGATAGCCTGTGTCGGTCTGATATGTCTCTGCTGAGTTAAGAGAGCCTCTGTCGGAATGTGCTGTGTCAAGCTCTCTGTCGGCAAAAGCCACGAGGTGAGCTTCTGCTGGCAGGAACATATTATTTTTATCTTCCGTAAGGGTGCCATCAAACAGCATCAGGCTTCCGAGTGCCTTTTCGCAAAGAGGCATTAGTTTTTCAGCCGAAGTGTTTCCGCCCATCACTATTGGGATAGCATAGCCGAGCGCATTAGTGACCATGTTGTCACCCTCGATCCTGTCTCTCAACCCCGTCTTGTGATTGTGCAATTCGATTGCTACATGTCCTTTAATCATGTAATGTACCTCCGTATAGATGTAGTGCATAGAGTGCGGCACCGCCTTCAAGTAAGACTCTGAATCTTACCTTGTCGTACTGTTTCCATGCCGACTCAGGCACTGCCTCTATCTCTTTCTTAATCATTGTTACATTCTCAACCCAGCCCTCAGATGTCCAGCCAACCCAAGTAGAGCCACTGTCGAACGAAGCATAGAACACAGCGTTTTGTGATGCAGTCTCAACCGATGTAACTCCGTGTACATCTGTAGTGGTGAGCGTCTTATTGGTACCCTTTTTAATTTCGCCGGTACCCTGCCATCCTGTCGTGTTGTTGTAATCTGCATCAGTCATTACACGGCTGGCATTAACGTAAGGAGTGAATGTAGTCATATCGCCGTAAGACCGGCTATTGTCGGCTATATGTCCAAACATATTAGTAAAGTCGAATCTTGCCAGTATGTCACCCGGTACAGCCCGAGCGGGTGTGTTGAGTGTCGTGCTTGCCGAGTCTGTGAAGTCTCTAACAAGACTAAATGTGTATCTGCCAACTTCATCGGATGCTGTGATAGTTCCGTCCCAATAGCTCTCTGCTGCAAGACCTTGGCCCATCGCTACCGCATGGATGCCGTAGGTATCTATAGTAGCACTTCCGCCCTGCATCTCAATCCACACGTCCCATGTATGGATAGCAGCATCTAATGCCTGCAAGTCGTATCTTAAGGTCAGAATGTGCTGACCGTCCTGCCATGTCTCTACAGGCTTTCTTAAGTCTATTTCTGCTCCGTCTATGTAATAATGGACTTTAGCCACCGCATCGTGTTCAACCCACTGGTACTCCTCGCCCTCTTCCGTAGTCTCTACGTTGAGCAGTATCTCCATATCAAGTGCCACGTGTGTGGTCTTTGTTGTTATAAAGCGCATCGAAAAGACAGATTGGTTTGACTTATCCTCTACCACCACCGGACCGGTGTTTGTAAAAACAGAAAAGTGGATAAGGTTCTCATCGTCCTGATTCAACAGTCCTGCGATGTTCTTATCCGTCTTACTCTTGGCATTGGCTATAGCCGGGTTCTTGCCGACTCCCTGTACTTCATACTCGCCATTATAATTGAATGTATATTTGGTGATGCAGTACAGCTTCGAGCCGTCCGCTATGCCCTCTGACATGCTCAGGACATCTCCAAGATCATATACCGGATCTCCAATCATAGACGCCTTGAATGGTACATAACAGATATTCTGTAAAGAATGCAGGATTGCCCGGCGCATTTCCTCTTTCGCATCGTCCACGCCGTACTGTAGGAACGGATTGGAGCCGAGATTATAAGTCAGAGCGTCGTCAACTTCCATTCCATAGTAGGATGTGGTTTTGTCTCCGATATTCACGCATGAGAGGCCTGTGTACCGGGTCTCAAAGTCTGAGAATGATGCTCCGGTGAATCGGTGCTTTGAGTCTATGGTATCTACCACAGTATCGCCGTAAGCTCTAAACACTATCTTACCGAAGCGGTCCGCTGTGACGAAGCAGGCGCAGGTCTGAGCCACCCAGGATATGAAGTCTCGCCAAGTCTCTATGTCATTCTCAGACACCATTGAGAGGTTTTCAGCTCCATTAGCAAATCGCTTAAATTCTTCCTTGGTGGTACCAAGCTCTAATTTGCACGACTTGCACGCCAGAAGTGCCAGCTCGTAAGGTGTACCGTTCGCTGAGTTTACATCGCAGCCCTTGTCTAGTTCTGCCATATTGTCGTAAGCCTTGATAACGATGCCTGAGCTTGTCCATGATGCCTCTGACACCTTGAACACACCAAGTGGGATAGTCTCATATCCGTCTGCTGTCTTCCGGCTGAATGTCGGCTTGATAAGCTTATTCTGCAAAGAGTATCTCTCTACATTGAGATTAACGAACGTGGCGTTGAGCTCACCGACATACACCTGCCCTATCTTCATCTCCGAATCGTCAGAGCACTGGTTAGTAATTGAGAATGAGCCTTTCAGTACATTCCGGTCAGCGAATGTGGTGTTGGATATACTTCCACCGATGAGGAAGCGATGTACTGGCTCTTTCATTGCTTTTTTATATGCTGCTGATACCTCGTACATCTAAAATTCCTCCAAACTAAAGCTTACATCCCATATACCATCAGTGCCTTCCATTCTCTCTGACCATTCAACCGGCGAGTCTTTGAAATTTCGCATCCTCATTACTCGATTGATATAGCCGTTGGCCGTGGCGTCGTAGATTGACGCATCAAGCGAATCAACCTTAGACCACATTTTAAACTGCTTGAGCCATTCTGAATTAACTCTGTATTGAGCATCTACTGAGAGCTTGTCATAGCGTGTGACTGAGACCTGGTCTGTGCCCGCCTCAGTCTGATACGTCTCTTCTACTACTTTACTTGTCTCTTCCCACTTACTCGGCTGAAAGAGCTGTGTATTATTAATAATCGTTGGATAGTCTTTTAACATTACCTACCTCCCGATCTAAAGTCTTTTCGCTGTTTTGCGGTAACCACAAGCTCATCAATTCGCTCCTGTCCGAGATATACCGGGATGATAGTATCGCCACCGCCATAGCTTCCAAGAGCTTCCTTGAACAGCTCGACAAGATGTCTGTCACCACTTACCACTTCATTGCCCGGTCCGTCACCGAAGCCATTCGCCTGCACTACCTGAGGCGTGTTGAACATCATAGCCTCGTCATAAGCCTTTGCGTACCAAGACACGTGTACCTTTGGCACTGCCTTGGTCTGAGCGTTGAAATTGCCACTCATGCTGAAATGTGGTAAAGCCATGCTTGTGTTGAGCTTGAACCTCGTGCCAGCAAAGGCACTCTTCATCTGGTTAAGTGATGTTCTGACAGTTCCGACCATTCGATTCATCTGTCCTGATACAGTGGCATTGATTGCCACGAACTGAGCCAGAGTGACCGCGTTCGCCATTGTCATGGTCGTCATGATATAAGTCGGCACCTTTACGAAGCCCTTGTGGACGGAATCAGCCATTTTCAGTGACATTGTGGTAGCTTTAGCTGTAACACTTGGGGTTGCTGCTGTAAATGCTGAAGCTATAGCCTTGAGCCCTGAGCTTGCCACTTTTTTAAGGTTGTTGATGCCTGTGTCTACAATGTCAATTGATTTGACCATGCTCTTAAGGTCATTGCTTGCCGAGTTTGCTGTAGCCGATATAACTACCATCTCAGCCGATACCGCAAGAAGTGCCGCCGCAAGTAGTGTGGCTCCTCCTGCTGATACAGTCAGACTTGCACCGAGTGCCACCATTGTGACAGTAAATGCAGTCGTTACCACTGTTCCTGCCGTCATTGGAATAATTGCTGCCGCTACCGCAAGCGTGAATGCTGCAAGCCCTGCCGTAGCTGTACCCGCATTATTGGACACAACTACGAGCCCTGCGCCACATACTACAAGACCTGCTGCTAAGAGATTAACTCCTGCTGCTACGACTATTATGCCTGCACCAAGTGCCACCACTCCGACAGCCAGTAACGTTACTCCTGCTGCCGCTGTGAGTGCTCCGGCACCTGCTACCAATAAGCCAGCACCAAGAATCAGTGCTCCTGCACCTGCCATAGTGGCACCGCTTGCGAATGACATCAGAGCCACACCGAGAGCTATAATCCCGACTGCTGCCGACTGTCCATATTCTGATATGGTTGGTAGCTGAGTAGCAAGTAGAGTTACACCGGCGCACGCCAGTGCCACTCCTGCGCCTACCATGAGGATAGCCGCACCGAATGCCAAGAGTCCTGCTGCTCCGGCTGTGAGTGCCGGTGCCAATGCTGCCGCTCCTACTGCAAGCAGTGCGATTGCCGCTACCATTCCAACCATAGTTAGGATTGCTGTAGGACCCGCCTGAGCCAACTGAATTGCTGAGTATGCAAGCAGTGCTAAGCCTGCCGAAGCCAATAGGATGCCAGCTCCTGCCGCTATAAGTCCGAGTGCATTTTTTGCAAGTGCTCCTGTTGCCGCGCCCGCGCTTGATACCGGTGCGCTTGCTGATGATGCCGCACTTCCAAGACCTCCGAGCTTGCCAGCGATTGAGCCGAAGCCGCTTGTTACCTTGCCTGCCACTGCTGTTACTTTGCCGAATACAGTTACTACCGGTCCTACCGCTGCCGCTATAGCCAAGCCTTTAACTACCATATCCTGCATTGGCTCAGGAAGGCTGTTGAATGCATCGGCCGCGCTTTTAACAACGCTTACCAATTCCGTGAACACTGGAACTACTACCGGTACTACTGCCTCTCCGAACTGTATGCCTGCATTTTTCAAGCGGTTGAGTGCTTTCGCAAAGTTCTCCGCGTTTGAGCTGTCAATCTTATTGAATGCCTCGTTGGTGGCACCTGCTGAATTAGCCATAGACTGCATGGCGCTGTTGAAGTCGTCCGCGTGCTGTACAAGTGTAGCTGCACCCTTTGCCGCCTCCTGTGAACTGAACACATCACCGATTGACTTGCCGGATTCCGCACAAGCTTCCTGGACAATGTTGAGTACATCAGTTAATGACATACCGGATTCCATCAGTTCCTGGAATGACTTGCCTGTCTTCTCTTTCAGCATGTCTGATACATCAGTACCCGCCTTACCGAGTTCGTTGAGCATACTGTTAAGGTATGTTGTCGATTCCGCTGTAGCGATACCATTCTTTGTGGTAGTAACGTAAGCAGATGTGATATTATCAAGGCTCACGCCGTACATGTTGGCTGTTGGGATAATTTTACCCATTGAAGCGCCCAACTGGTCAACAGTCGTCTTTCCTAAGTTCTGAGTCGTGATAAGCTTATCAGATACGCTTGTTACGTCGCCCGCCTTATCGCCATACGCATTGAGGATTGTTGTCAACGTGTCTACTGATGTGGCTGCATCAGTGAAGCCACCTTTTGCAAGTTTCGTAGACGATGTAACGAAGTTGACTGCCTCGCCTGTTGACTGTCCGGCTGATATAGCCTGATATGCTGACTCAGCTATGCTAGATGCTGCCACACCGGTATCATCTGAGAGCTTAAGGATAGACTCTTTCAGGTCTCCGATAGGTACCTGTGTCGTGTCAGCGATAGTACTGACCTTGGCCATTGAGCTTCCAAAGTCTGTGGCAAGCTTTGCTGTGGCTGTTCCAATTCCAACTATAGGCGCGGTAACTGACTTGTTGAGATTATTGCCGACTGATTCTGATTTTTCGCCGAACTTCTGCATAGACTGTCCGGCATTCTCTACGGTTGATTTAAAATTTTTTGCATTGTCCTGTATTTTCTTAAACGTCTCGCTCGCGTGGTCGTTCGCCGTGACGTCAACGCTTAATGTATAGTCAGCCATGTTTCACCTACTTCCTTGTCCATCCGTTGGCTGCATATATCTTATCTATCCAGCCTACTTCGTTCTTCTCAATCTCTGCTATGACTTTCATGTTGTCTCGAACTGTGGATATGTCAGCCTTCTTGGCTCGCTTTTTCCATAGTTTGAATACACTTGTCCCGCGCCTACGCTTACTATTGTTTATAGCATTCAGGACTGTATCTCTTAGCAGTGTCGATTGATTGACCGTCTTAGTCTCGTAAGCCTTATATATAAAGGCTTTTTCGCGTGGAGTTAGAGCCAAATAATCGGCTTTCGTATAGTTGAAATTGACAACGAACCAAGCAAAATCTATATCCTGCAGGTAGGGCCTTCTCAGCTCTTTTTCTGCAGGGGTTTCGTTCGGCTCGTTGAAATACTCGTTAGCGATTAATTGGCCTGGAATAAAAAAGGTGTATCTCTCATGAGTGCTGACTGAATCTCGACTGCGATAGTGGCATAGCCTCTCTCCTTGAGTGCATCCTCGAAGAGCTTGGCGCCTTCTGTCTGTCCAAGGAACTTGTCAGAGCCTACCTCTTTTGCTGCAAGCTGGAACATTGAGCTCATAGTCTTGAGTGAGAATAAGCCGTTGGTGTTGGAGTACTCGCCCATAATGGCTGTCTTAGCAGCCGCCTCTATAATTGAAATTCTTTCTGTGTTGAATTTGAAATCGTACTGTTTTCCATTAACTTCGAACATTGTATTTTCTCCTTTTTTGAAAAATAGGCAGGGGCATATAGCCCCTGCTTGCTATGCAGGTAATGTGTCAGGTGTTACAGGGTTGGCACTCAGATCCACGAGCTTGCCCTGTCCCTTAAGTGAGATAGAGTAAGTCATTGAGTCATCATAAGGCGCATCAAGTGGGAAGTCTGTAATGACTGCAAGACCGCCGAACATACTCTTTTTGGTCTTCTTGTTGTATACTTTAATGCATACCGGATCGCCATTGTCGAAGGCTGTAGAGAGTGCCTGCATTGATGCATCTGTGCTGATGTACAGACCATCTGTGTCGATTGACCACTCCTTGGCGCCTGCGATGTATGACTTCCAACCGTCTCCTGTGTCCTTGGTTGTTACTTCGATAGAATCAGCCGAACGATTGAGCTTAAGGCTCTGCTGACCTGCGATAGCACTGATAGCTGTACCTTCTGCATTCCAAACTGCAAGTAAGATGTCTTTTCCGGCAAGTGCCTTAACTGCATTCGCTGAAAAATCACAGTAAGCGCCCTTGTCAAAGCCTGTTGTTGTCTCTGAGGCAGTTCCACCTCCGAATAACTGCTTTTTGTATTTCATATTCATATCTCCTTTACTTCATCATATAGCCGTAGCAGACCTTGAACGTATAGTTAAGGACTGCATGTTTCTCGTTGGTGTCTTTTTCTTTGTATGCTGACTGAATACCATTGTACATCTGATAAATAAGCTCATAAGGCTCTGGTATATCAATGTCAGCCGTCATGGCCTCTTCGAGTGCCTGTATCTCCTTGAAGAGCGGGACAGATGTCTTGCCACTCTCTGACACCACATGTATGTTGACTGTGTACTCTGTCACGTACATGGTTTTGGTATTAGCAGGCTTACTCTGAACCAACTCTGCGTAGTAGAATGGTGAAGCCTGTCCCTTTTCTACGTGGTCGTAGCATTTTTTACCGGTGCCTGACAGCACTGCCTTTTGTATCTGCTTTATCAGCTCGATAATGCTGAATTGCTGTAGCATCACTTCACCAACCTCTCTATGTTGTCAATTAGTAGCTGCTTAAATTCAGGTCTTTCTTTCTCCACATTACGTTCAAGGTATCTTTGTCCCTCAACATACCCACTGCCTCGTGTCCTGTGGCCATACTCGACATGTGGAGCGTAGTCCTTGGTATATCCAACTTCTGCGCCGTGGTCTATAGTTCCGATTGTTAATGACTGCCTCAGCTCGCCCGTGTCTACCGGTGTGCCTCCGTCAGCCTTGCCACGATTGTATATATTCGATGCCGAGACCTGACAGACTGCATCGAACCTTGCCTGTGACATCTGAGAAAGTGCTTCTACAAGCTTGTCTGTGCCTTTTACTTGTATGCTCATGTGCTGTACCTCTTGGCCGTTATCAGCGTCCAGCGTGGGGCTAGTTCGGTCACTTCCGTGATGTCAAATGCCTTGCAGTTATTCTCAAGGACTTTAGCGTTCTTGAGTTTCTCATAGTCGCAAGGAACCGCGAACTGTATCTCATTCTTGGTCACTTCCCTGCCGTTCGCCTGCACGCTTGAATCTGTCCAAGGGCTTATACGCGCACGGCCGTTGTAGAGTTCCTCTACATCCTCCACAGGATTGCCGAGCTCATCCTCTGCCCCGTCCACTGTGGTGTATATTGTTACTCGCGTCCATCTCATAAGAAGTGCACCATCCTTTTCTTCGAGCTTTCGTTTGCATTTACCCAACTATCAATTTCGCTTGCGTATTCTGCGAGCACATCATCAATAAACGTGTTGGACAGACTACCAACTCCCTCAGAAGATACGCCCTCGTAGTAGCACTTGCGCCAAGCTTTGACGCAAGCATCAACTACGATTGACTCAAACAGAGTCGGAAAAGCATCCTCAGATACTCCAAGGCGCAGACACAAGCGGTCAGTGACTATCTGGTTGATTTCGTCCATGACATCATCGTTGATTTCCTCATCAGACAGTCTTTTCTTGATTCTCTCCTTAACTCTGTCTATCATCGGCTACCTCCTATTTCTGATCAGATGCTGCAACTGCGGCTGCTTCTACAGCAATCGGAGCTGTAAAGATACCTGATGCATCCTCAGCGTAGAAAGTCACACCCTCGAACACAAGTGTGTTGATGGCAGCAGTCTTATCGTCGAGGAAGTGCTTCATAGCCACCATGCCGGTCTCGTCTGATGTCATACCAAAGGTAGATCCTACTGCTCCGGATGTTGGGATATATACAGCGTCAAGATTCTGCTTGACTGTACCCTTTGCCTTGCCAACCTCTACGGAATTGTCAAGCACTACAGTACCGAGTCCGAGGAAGTTTTCTACATACTGAAAACCGAAGGCTGTCTGTACTGTGATGGCTGTGTTGGCAAGGTATGTCGCGACGTCGAGTGGATTGAGGAAGTAGATAGGCTCTACATCCATATCCTCAAAGTAAGCTGAAAGCTTAGCCCATACGCCTGCGATAGCTCCCTGGATAGAGTTTGAAGCTGCAGCTTTCTTCTCTGCAAGGTTAGTGGCTATGCCTGTACCCGCCTTAATGAACGTGAAAAAGTCAGCCTTGATACCCTTCTGGATATTTCTCATGAAGACTGTATCAGTCTCATTGACCGCCTTATCCTTGCCGACCTTCTGGATTGCTTCGGCTGGGGTAGACTTTCTGAATTTCTTAAGCGTGAGCTCAAAAGTCTTAACGAGCTTTCTCTCCACCTTCGTAAGAGCAATAATCTCGCCCTCTGCTACCTGATCTGGTGTGTTCTTCTGTGTGGTCTTGTACATTTTGACAGTAGTGCCCTCGGCCATTGGCTTCATGTCTACGATGCCGAGCACTGTGAGCAGTGACTTGATACCTGCTACCAACTGGTTGGTATGGTCAATCGAAATGACCGGCTCAAGGTCTGCTGCAACTGTGGTGTTTGTCTCCGGTGCGAAGAGCTGCTTTCTGTATGCAATAGTTCTGTTCTTGTTCATAGTTATTTTCCTTTCGTGAATAGGTCAATGTGTTGAGCTATCAATCGCTGTCTTTCTACAGGACTAGCAATTTCAGCCAGTTTCTTATCGAGTTCGGTACGAGTCAGAGTTGAACTTCCGCCTGTTGTCGGAGCTTTGCCTCTCAGGCTGTCCTTAACTGCGTCCTGTACTGCTGCCTTGAACATCTTGACAAAGTTGTCAACATTCTCCTTAGTGGTCTTGGCCTCTGATGTTACCATCATATTGACTAAGCCGTCAGAGACATTGATTTTCTCATTCGAGAGCATCTTACGGGCTTCCTGCGCCATCTTGTTGAGTGCGTCAGCCTTTTTGAGCTCGTCAAGCTCCTTTTTGAGTGCGTCTCTCTCATGCTCTGCACGCTCCTGAGCTGACATACCCTCAAGCTTCTTGGCTTCGTCATTCTTCTCACGCTCTCTCTTGAGCCTTTCCTGAACGATTCTATTAACATCCTCATCGGTGTACTTCTTTTCGGGTTCTCCTTTTTTGTCGTCTCCCTTGGAGCTGTCTTTGGAGTCATCGCCCGCTTTGCTGTCTTTAGAGCCGTCAGTGCTCTTAGTGTCTGTGTTCTTGTTATCTGCTCCCTTGGTATCGTCTGTGCCGTCCTCGAAGAGCTGTGTCCAGTAGTTCAATTTCTTTTTCATGTCGTTTCTCCTTCCATAGTTTAGAGTTCTAATGCTTAACTTATATTCCGTGGCTTTTAACGACTTCAACGCTTGGTCATTCCATAGCTTTTTATGGCTTCAATGCTTGGCCAGTTCTATGCTTTATCGTAGCTGATGTATTCCGGATATGCTTCTGCTACGGATTGCAAGCCTAATTTCAACGCTTCAAGAATCGGGTCGCAGACATAAACTATCTGCTTCAAATTGATGTAAAAATGCCCGCTCTCAAGCTCATATTCAATGTTCTGATAATGGTCGATGCCCATCACGAACATGTTAATCATGGCAGTTACCGCTTCACACGGTACTGACTCGCCTTTAACTCCTGCATTGGCGTGGCCGTTCACTGCCAGACTTGTCGATGTTTCATAAATTTCTATCATTCAGCTCTCCTTTTAACCACTTCACTATTTCAAGGTGGTTTGGATATGTCCCGACATAGCTCCTCAGAGGCTTTCCGTCCTCTTCGAGTATCACCATCGGGATTTTATATACCTTGTACTTGTCAATCGCCTGTGGTTCTTCCTGCAGGTCTATATATTCAGTAGTGCCAGGGCACTCTTGCTCAACCTGTACTCTCAATGTGCTGAGTACGTGTTTACATGGTGTGCACCATCTAGCACCGCAGATTACTATTTTTCTCACGTAAAAGCCCTCACTAATTCTCTAGCCTTGTCTTTCTGTTCTGAGCTGACGGTTGGATCACCGCCGTGTGTCCTGACATAGTTCTCAATCCATGCCTGCTTGTCAGGTATTACAATGTATGTCGAGCATCTGCACCAGGGGTGGAATGGTGGGAAGTTGACTCCCGCTATTCTTGCCGAGTATCTTACCGGGCTTGTCTTGGTGCTCGCCGCTATATCTAAGCATACTTGGCAAGCCTTGCCGTCCTCGATTGGGGCTATAGAGTAGTAGTCAAAGGTCTGTTCTATAGCCTGAGCCGTGGACTCGTTGAGCACGTAAGTGCCCTCTGTATACACTAGCCTCATAGCTTCATTCTGGCTTACGCTGAACTTCTGCCTCAAAGTCTTTGTCAGCTTCTGATAATTATCTCCCCTGGCAAAGCCTGCCGATATTTCGGAGTTTAATACCTTGGCAAGGTTGGCTGTCCGGGTCCATATCTTGCTTGAGAAATTCCCCGACTTACTCCAGTCGGTATTAACTACCGCCTTGACTATATCTCTGTTGATTGTACCGACTGCCCCGGTCTTTTCGATTACTGCCTCATAGCCTCGCTTGTCTATTGTTTCAAGGTGGGCTTTAATCTGGCTTTCTTCCTCTGCCATTAATTCAAGCCGTTCAAGCTCTACAGACATTTGCAAGCCTTCAAGTCTGTTGATAATGTATGCACTGCGCCTAGCCGGTGCCAGGTGTGCATATTCCGGATGTCTGACACAGAAGAGCTCTATGTCTCGCATGAGGATGTTGTACTCTTTTTCCGGTAGTGCCTGCATGAGCTTTCTGTACTCAATCACATTGTCAACTCCGTAAGTCTGATAGTATGCTGCTATCTCCTTTTCGAGCTTCGAGTACTGCTCATCATATGCCGTTGTTAATCTCTTCTTTAACTTTGCCTCGCTCTGCTGCAAGGTTTTGGTCAACTGCTTCTGTCTGTTCTGCCAGTACACTTCTATTCACCTCATAGCCCTCTGTGTCGAGCTCATTCTCTTTTTTGATTTTGTCAAGCTCGTCATTGACGTTATCAACGACTGATAAGACCTTGAGCTGGGTCTCTTTCGATGTAATACCGGACAGATTACCGGCTATCTGTGACTCCTCAAGCTCGTTTGCTGGGAAGTTTCTCGTAAACTTAATATTAACCTTGAGCCAGTCATCCGCTTTCATCCCGCTTACAGGGTTCGAAAAGATGAGTTTGTATCTCTGATTCATTCCGCTTGTGAACTTACGCTCTTCGGTCTTTGCTAGATTGTTCATTGACTGAAGCTTATACTTTAGTGCGATGCCGGAAGATGCTCCAAAATTCTCATCATTGATATTGGCTACCATCGAGATTTGGAAGATTAATCTCTCTATTCTTTCCAGCAGATTCTCCTGTGTGGTGTCAGCGCTTGGCTTGCTCATGAAGTCAGCTACAATATTCGAGCCGTCCTCTCCCTCGAAGTTAAGGATTCTCATGTCTCTTATAGCTTCCAGTTCCGACTTTGAGAGCTTGGCTCCAAGTATCTTCATGTATGCATCTGCGAAGTAGTCAACATCGTTTGACTTCTCTGACAATGCCTTATTGTATGCATCAATCATTGACAGCACTGACTCAAAGATGCCCTGTCTCTCCGAGTTCTCTATATACTCAGTTGCCGGCACTCCGTCGAAGCCGTGTACTTTTTCCTCATCCGTCCGGAAGTGTAAGCCTCCGTCAATGTCAAAGTACTGTACTGTGGTCTCGTTTGATACCGAGCCGTGGCGGATTCCCTCAGTGTCCTTATAGATTCTGACGAAGTATCGAGGTCTCATCAGTATTGACTCGTCGTAGACCATAAATGACTCCATCGGGTCCAGGTATGTGATGCCAATGTTTCCCTCTTCGTCCACGAAGTACATCTCATAGCCTCTGCCGTATATCTTCATGATCTTTGCAAGCTCTGCATTGTTGTCGTCCTGGTCATTGTAGACATCTAGATAGTTGATATAGTCATCAACCGAGCTGTCCTTTGAGCTCACCTTTATCGGGATTCCAATAAAAAAGCCGTTCATGGTATCTGTGATATATTTTGCAAAGTTGACAGCTATCCTGTTGTCCGGCTTGTAATCAGGCTTTTTTGCCTGATGAAAAATGTCATAGTCGGTCTTATAAGCACTTTGAAGCTTCTTGTACTTCTGAGCTACCTTTTCGTCGTTCTTGGCTATGTACTTTGCAAGCTGTATCTCATCCATGATTTGATTGTCTGCAATTCTGTATACGTCTGGTGCCGCCATTATAATCCACCTTTCAGTCCTGTATTTAAGTGAGCCTTTGGCTTTCGCCAACCCTCAATGCCGTATCTTAGTGATGCCATCGCATCATCAAAAAATGGTACCGGCTCATCGAGGTACATATTCCTTACGTCGTCGTATTTCCATTTCCACTGTTCTATTTCCTTGATGAAGTCCGTGCAGGAAGGATGTATGTGTACCCGTCTGCCCTTGATCCAGTCTATCTGAGCCTTAACGCTGTTTGCTTCCTTATTTACCGGCCGAGCTCTCCACCCTGCAGTCCTCCACGTCTTGATGCGGTCAGGTTCTGCCGAGTCACACCACATTACTTTATCTTTTGGAATTTCACCCGCTTCGGCTATCCACTCACTTGTGTCCTTTTCATATCCATACAAGCCCTTGAGTACATAAATATCTCCATCCTTGTAACCATATATATAAATCGCGTTCGCATGGTTGAAACCGAAGTCCTGTCCTACAGCTACGTCGTCGTAGTCCTCATAATTCTGTGATACTTCCTCGACTTCCCAATTGTGAAGAATAAGACCTACTGTCTCTCCCCACTCTCCGAGCCCATACACCCGATAGCCTTCCGGGTCCACTTCCTTTCGCCTGAGCATTCGCTTGTGGTATGCTGCATCAATGAACCGATTATTGAGATAGGTTGACGAGTGAGTCATTACATCCTCATCAACCCGGTCAAAAAATACTGCCTTAATCCAATGGGTAGCAGATACAGGGTTGAATGTCAGCCGGATCTGATAGAATAGTCCGGGTGGAAGTTCTCCTCTGAGTCGGTCGTCAATGATCTCGAAGTCTGCTTGTGTCAGCTCTGTGGCTTCCTCTATCCAGACATCAGTGAGCTTTCCTTTCTTGAATGAAATTGACTTGAGCTTTTCTCTTTGCTTATCATCTTTTACACCTCGAAAAATAATCTCGTTGCCATTAGACTTGCAACGCATCTTCATGGCCGACTCGTTGATATACCAATAATTAGAGTACTTGTCCCCAAACAGCTTAAAGACTGCACTTTGTAGTTCAGCAAAGGTCGAGTCTCTGTTGGTAACATCTACCTTGCGCACGCATAAGAGATTTCTGCCCTTGTCATTCATCAGGCGCAGGATGTAGTTTTGTGCCGTGTCCACGCTCTTACCGCTTCCGGCAGTGCCCTTCATGACAATGTAGCGTTTGGTGCATCTGTCTACTTTCTTAAAGCTCTTATTGGCTTGCAGTTTAATCTTCATCGCCATCACCGTAATCAATTGATATATCAAGTGACATATCCACGTCAGCTGATATCTTATCGGTGTACAGTCCGTACCTCTTGCCAAGCAGTTCCGCCGCCTTGAGCCGGTCTTTCTCGCTTGGCTTCTTTTCCACTTCCTGTACCTCTTGACAGCCATCACCAATTCCTACTAGCACTGTGTCTGTTGTCTGGCTCTCTCCCCTCAGTACCGACGTCAGGTATTGGAGCACTTCGTCCTGTGTGGCTATCAATGAGCTTTCTTTTTGCTTCATCCGTTCGGAGATATAGCTTTGAATCTTAGGTTTTTTCAAGTTCTCAGCGCCTATCGCATACGCAGTCTTCTCCGCATATCCTGCCTTGATTGCCGCCTGAGTAGCGTTAAGGCTTATTATGTATTCATCGCAGAATATTTTTTGTTTATCTGTCAGCTTCAACGCTGCTCACCTCTTTTCTATATTCCTCTCTTCGTGCCTCTCAATCCTTTTCTTACAGCCCTCGACCTTTTAACGAATTCTTTTTCGTTTGCATAAGCGTTATTGAGCTGTCTGTCTGCTTCTGCTCTCTCCGCCTTGTGTGCTTTCTCCGCTTTGGCTTTTTCCGCCTTGCTAATACTTTTGACATTTCCTGTATTCTGTTTAAGGCGCTCCACCATTTCTTCATGGCTCATGTTGTTTGGAGTTGGCTTAGGCAGTCCGCCTATGCTTGTACTGTAGTAATTCGTACCGTCCTCGCCTTTGTAGAAATAGTAATTGTATTCTTTACCGGTCTTTGAATCGGTGAAACTTACACCTGCAGGGCTACCGCCTCCCCTGCTGCTTCCACCGCCACGACCGCCGTGGTACTGTAAATTCATTCTCATATGCTACCTCATAGATTCATGTATTTATATTTCATCTTCTTGGCATAGGCTACTGCATCTGCTCGCGTCTTGAACGTTAGTCTCACTGGTTCCTGTATAGTTATCTCATGGTCGAGTTCATTGCCGTCCTCGTCCCAGCTGGTTAATACATTACGATTGCCCGTCATGTAATATCTCTCAACTGTGGCTCTGTTATGCTCATCGGGTTCCATCTGTCTATGTATAGCAACTGTTCCGCCCAGTTCCCCGCAATCGCTTGAACCTGAGCTTTTTCCTCTGCCACTTCCTCCGCCTCTGCCACCGAAAAACTGTAGATTCATTCTTATTTCTTTCCTTTGCTTCCAAAATAATATGCTGCGAAATTATCCCGATTCCGCTTGTACCATCTATCGTATGTTGAGGTTCTTGATGAGGTATACTCATCGTCAGCCTTTCTTACCGCCTTTTCTGCCTTTACAGGCGCTACCTTGCTTCTGCGGTCATTGACTGCATTGCTTGCCTCTCGTGTGGCTTTCGCTTCATGGTATAGCTTCGGATTCTTCCTCAATTCATCAGCACTCTTGAGCTGTCTAATCTTTGCATTAACGCTTGCGCTTTTATCGACAAGGTAATTGTGTACCTTGTCGAGCTCTTCACGCGTCTTGAACTGGTTGGCAAACTGTTCTGCTGTGGTCTTGCCACCATCTATATCATGCAGTCCATTTTCATACTTTGAATTTTTGACATAGCCATCTTCGCCGCCGGTCTTTCTTCTAGCGCCGTTGTACATGAATTTAGCTGGTGTAGCTCCCACTTCACTATCAGACCATCCACCGCCACCACGGCCGGAACCGCCTCCGCGTCCTCCAAAAATCTGTGCTCTATACCTCATTCAACGTACCTCGCTTTTTGAGTCTCTCCGAGAAGCTCTCAACTCTGATTATGTTTCCCCCACACTCTTTTGGCACCTTGCCATAAAAGATAATGTGTGTTGGGGTCAATCTCTTCATCATTTCTCTATATCCGGCAAGAAATAGTTCCTTGCTATATTCACTGTTCTGTGTTCCTACGGAGCTGACAGCCACTACACTGTCTGTTGGCTCTCCGTCAAAGCACCATGCAAAGCTAGTCTCGTCACTCCATCCAATCGTTGGCACTACTCTGATGCCGTGAGCCTGCCAATAAGCACCACACCAATGTTTTCTATAGTGGTTATAAATCTGAATGGCTCTAGGGTGGTCTGTGTACAGACTAAAGTCGGGCGTACATACATACTTGAACTTTCTAAGCATTGATATATAGTCATCAGCGCAGTTCCAAACTCTGTTGAATTGATAATCATCAACAAAGAAATGTACTGCCTTATTAGCCGGGCTCTTGCATGACTTGGCATAGTTGAAGCTTATCAGCTCTGCCTCCTGGTACTCTGCCGGTGCTATTGCCGGTATGTCGTACTCCCCAACACCCTGTATATTCATTTTTGTCACGTTCTCGTAATTTCTTATATTTCTATACAATTTTCTTCACCTATTTTTGCGCACTAAAAAACCACCCTTTCGGGTGGTTCCTATATTTTACATTATATTTTATTCTAACCGAACTGAACGAACTACTTGAACTCTACCAAGTTTTCAACCGGCTCATGTGTCAGCTTGCTTATTACTTCCAATGAATCAAGCCTTATTGGCTCGTTATTCCTTATTTTGGTCAGGGTCGATTCGGATAGTATCTTCTCTTTCCGGATTGTTGTTGTGTTATATCCTGCTTCCGACAGCTTGGATAAAATATCCTTGTACACAATCATTTAACCAAGCCTCCTTACATCTGAGCTTTCTTACTCATTTCCCTTACCTCTATTTCTCTCTGCCGCTATTTCTTCTGTTCTTCTCTCGACCATTCGTATGATTCTGTTAGTGTTAAATTGGCTTTTGTTCTCTATAATTATGGACGCTTCTGTTACATCTTTGATTGAATCCTCGAGAGCTTTCTTGCACTCCTTAAATGCTCGAATCATATCTTCATATATCGGGGCTTTTGATGCTGTCATTCTATCAATGTTTGCTTGGCACGTGTTAAGAGCATCATTGATTATGTCGTTTGCGTACTTGATTTGTTTTTCTGTTCCATTTAATTTCATTTTCTTTACCTCTCTGTTGTTTGTCTTCCTTGTTTCTGATATTATAATACACCTTATAGAGTGTAATGTGAATGATGTATTTTATCCTCTTTTGTAGTTTCTCTTGATATATTTTACACTCTTTTTCGTGTAATAAAAGAAGCTGCCTATTTAGCAGCTTCTCTCATATCCTCTATTGCAATCAGCAAGGCTTCTTTGTATTCTCCTTCAAAAATCTATCATGTGTCATCCTCGCAGCATCGGGTGATACATTGAGTTCACTGCCAATCTTGTGCCATGTGTACATCTTAACGTGTCTCATATACATTATCTGTCTGATATACGAGTCCTCAATTCCAACTATGTAAGCAGTCAGCTCACTCTTTTCCTTTTCGAGTTTCGCCCGCTTGTGAGCTATCATGTGTTCGAGGTTGGTTCGCCTTGTGGCTACACTGCCGGTGGTATCAGATGTCACTTTCTGTCTTGGTGTATCAATCGGGTGTCTTGCCTGGGTACTTAGTTCTTCTAATTCGTCCTCCCACATCCTCAATTCCTTGGCAATGTAGTAGAGTTGAGATAGTCTTTCTTTGGTCATTGTGCCTCCTTGTAGGACGTGATCAGCTCCTGCAGCACTACCTTGGCTGTGTGGTAGATCAGTCGTCTTTCTATTGGTGTGCTCAAGCTGTTCTCCTTGTCGTCAATCATTAGTAAGAGTTCATCCACTCCTACACTGTCTCTGCCTAGCAGATAGCCTATACCGACTCCCAGCCCCTGAGCTATTGCTAATTTAGTTTTTGTGTTCGGCTCTCTTCTGCCAACCACATAATCATTGATTGTAGTCGGTGATATGTCAATCTTTATGGCAAGCTCTTTTTGAGTGATGTCCTTTTCTTTCAGTGCAAGCTCAAGCCTGCCTGCAAACACGCTTTCTTTCTTTTTCACTTTCCTCTCTCCTATCGTCTCGAGCTGTTCAGCTCTGTACTTCTCCGCCATGTACTGCCCGTAGCTCATGCCACTGTTCCGGGCTACCTCGTTGGCTTTTGCAAGGTCTTCTTTTTTTGCCTTGGGCTTTTCTTTCTTCTTTGCCTGGTGCTTGTGCTTTTCATATGAAGCCTTGGCTCTTTTAACTTTCTGAACGTCTGAGCACTCAGGCGAACAACACTTCTGATTATTCACCCGGGGCTCAAACTCTTTTCCGCATACTATGCATATCTTCTTTGCTCTCAAAATCCTCTGTGCTCCTTTGCATAATCGACTGCACTCTTTATGTCCTGCTCCTGCCATCTGCTCTGCAGTAGTATCTGCCATCCTTGTCCATATGGATGTCTCTCAGGCACCCTCTAACATCTCCACTCCAATCGTTCTGTATCTTGACATAGGCTTTGTATTCGCCATCTACCTTCACTATCTCAGGGTCTCCCCATATACTCATAGTTCTGTCTCCTTTCTTTGTTCGCTGTGCCTCGTTCATCCTCCTGTTCTTTTATCAGGCAATAATTGTAAGCCATACAGCCATCACAAGTCTGTCTTTGACATCCTTCCTCTAAATAATCCGCTCCATCTTCCATATATTCCGCTTCACTCGCTGTCATACTATCCCTCACTTTCCAACAGCTCTGCATTGTCAAAGATGTTGCCGATGACTTCTGTATCATGCATAACGATTGTCATTTTATGAACCATAAACCATATCGAACCATTTCTAAAACGCAATCCGTAATGTGTAGGCGTATTGCAAAACTCAACAACATAATTTCGCTTGTATTCTTTTTTGTTTGGCGAACAAATTCTTTCAAAAAATTCTAATCCGTCATCAAAATCAAATTTTATGTGTTTAAACCTAACAATATCATTCTCCCAAATTAGATTACCGTTCTTGTCTCTCAAGCCTGTGCATTGGCAGATAGTGGATGGGTCAATTTCACTCCATCCGTCTGTCTCTCCACTAGAATAAAATATTGTGGCGGGTTCAAATATTAGATGAACTTCTTTATCATACATATCTAAACCTTTTACATAATGTCCTGTAACCCATTCTTCATTATCAAGTCGTTGTGCCTTGAACAAATTTCTGTCTTCCATATTCTCTCCTTTTAGTTGTACATTTCGAAGTACATTTCGTCTCTGTCGTAGCCTTCTCCGAAGATTCTCCAATTAACTCTGAATGCAACAAAAAATTTAATTATCGTAAAGCCTATGGCAAAATGGTGCCAATCCCAGCTTTCATGGTACTCTGCGCCAAAGGTTATCCCCGAGCGCTTGCCTATTCCGAAAGCGAACGATACATGATGATTCTTACTCTTGAACACTACCGTTCCTGGTGTTGATTTAACTCTCTTCATATTATTCTCCTATTCTGCTTCTGATTGAAGCCATTCAAGCCAATCGGTAAGCATTGGTAAATCGTTGCCGTTTAATGCTAAATCGTGCACAGCTAAAAACTCTGCCAGCTCTTCATCCGACATATTCCTTATCCTATCCGCGTTTGTCATCGTAATGCCCTCCATACATCAGTCTCGTCATTAATAATCCATACATTGGGTGTTGTGCATTTAATCATGCAAAGTGTTTTCCCAGTTGTATTATCATTCTTCCCAAAGGGGCAAGTCGGACATTCGTTATCCTCGCACACTGTCTTGATAATTTTTAGAGCAGTTAAAATACTTTTTGCCTCAACTATTACTCCGCCAACTTCTTTCTTCATCTTTTCCACCTCTCAATTCTTTTAAACATTTCTTGCGCTCCTGTCTAAACTTCTTGGAATACTTAGTTAGAATTTCGTTGATAGCTATTTCGTTGATTTGTGACTGCCCTATTGGGTCAACAACATACCAATTTTCTGGTAACAAGTATTGAATAATAAAATGACGAAACTCTGTATCACTCATTCCAACACCATAGATATTTTCTTTATCTTTTCTTGCTGAATATTTCTCTTTGAAAAACTCACTAATTGTCATTCCCCACCTCTCAATTCTTTCAGTTTCGCTTCGGCTTCGGATTTTGTGAGGAACCAAGTTTTGTAGAAAGACACATCCGTTAAAATATGACCCGTTCCATACTTAGCATCTTGGTCGCACTCTAAGTACCAGCCATGTCTTGTCAGCACATAATCTTCTGCTTTCTGATGATAAACTTTCAGTTTGCCTGTTCAATTTCTACATCAACATCAATATGCAATCTTTTTTTCTTTCCTGTATTAACATCAATGCAAGAAACATACCCATTTGTACTTTCCAACAAATGTCCTACTTTGTAAATATTACCCTCAAACATAAACACATCTCCCTTTCTTAAAAATCCTATCTGCGTAATCATATATTTGCCTCCATAAATCAATATTTGAATTTATAAACTTGCACAACTGCTTAATTCTCAAATAGTCCTTGTATTGGTCTGTTGACACATCTTTGACAACTGGTGTTTCTCTCAAATATTCCTTCGTCTCCTCAATTTCCGTCTCTAGTTTCTGCATTTTGTTGAAATATCTGTCATATCCGGTGTCGTTGTAGAACTCTTTTACATCGTCATATTCAGCTTTCATTTTCTCCAGTCCGTCTAGTGCTATCTGTTTCGCCTTTTTCTTGTATGCCTCTGCTCTTATTATGTATTTGTTCATGCCATCCTCCTGTTATTTATGGATTGCTTTTTAGGCAAACCGAAGTTGTCCGGTCTGTTCTGATTCTATTCTCATGTTCGGTGTTCGCTTCGCCACGCACAATTCCGGCAAATTTGCTCTGACCATTGCTGCTGGTATCGGTGGACACACTGCATTGCCACATCTGCGTACCTGTTCGCTTCGTGGGTATGTCTTACCAGTATAATCATGGTCGATTATGTAATCTGCTGGAAATCCCTGACATCCATACAGTTCTCTAGGTTCCAACATCCTTAAACCAATATCCACAATCTGATAATCTGTACCATCTATTGTTACCAGTCCAAAACGATCACGTGATGTTACTGTATCAAGAGGCTCATTAATATCCTGTCCTGTGCTTTGACCATAGTATTTGATTAAAAATGCTCTGACTTCTCCGAAATGACCATCACCAGCGGTAATTGTAGGTATAGGATCTCGCATATCCCTTCCATCACAATGATTGTTCATTTGAATAAGGTTTGCTGTCACTACGCTGTTATGATCCCATGCTGTTACTGTCGGTAATGGATTCTCTATGTTTTCTCCTGCTCCTTTATAACCACCGTCATAGTATTTATGTAAGAACGATGTAACTAATCCGTATCTATTTGATCCGTCCACTGTCATTATTGGTTCTTCTATTGTTTGCCCTCGGACTTCCCCTTTGACTGTTTCAGAGTGATATTGTATCAACGTAGGACTAATAAGGCATTGTTGATTTCCTGTAGTGATCGTATGTATCGGATCTTTGCAATTTCCGCCCGGATGATTTGTTGTATTAGTTCCCATGTATGGCGCAAGTGTCGGTTCAACAATCCCATATCCGTGTTTTCCTGTGATAGTCGGCATCGGCTCTCTTATATCATTTGGTCTACGCTCCCCACCATGATTGCATTGAATAATAAACGGTTCCGGGTTATCCAGTACAAATTTCTTTAATCCTCTTGCTATCCTCTCCATTGTTTTGGTTGCAAGTGGTCTGACCGCCCGGATGCCGTATTTTTCTTTTATCTCTTCCGATGTATCAAAAATGCTCGGACAAGGTCTACTGAAATCTATTTGCGTGTATGCCCCTACATACGGCTTGAGCAGTCCTGCTTTTACCTCCTCACTATCGGCTGACGCATGTGTAGGTTTTGGCCAGACAATCGGCTTACCGTCACACCGTGCGATCATGAAAAATCTTTTGCGCATAGTGGGTGCGCCGTAATCGGCAGCAATCAGTTCTTTAAATTCTACAACGTATCCCATATCAGTAAGCTGCTGTACAAATTTTTCAAATGTTTTTCCCTGCTTTGCCTTAATCGGATGATGTCGCCTGTTTAATGGTCCCCATGTCTTAAATTCTTCCACATTTTCCAGCATTATCACCCTTGGTCTGACAAGCCCAGCCCATCTGCAAGCTACCCAGGCAAGTCCTCGAATGTTCTTGTCTTTTGGCTTACCGCCCTTTGCCTTACTAAAATGTTTGCAGTCCGGGGAAAACCAGGCAAGCCCAACCGGATGTCCCTTACAAGCCTTTACAGGATCCACCGCCCACACGTTTTCACAATAGTGTTTCGTATTCGGATGATTGGCTTTATGCATCTTAATAGCTTCAGGATCATGGTTAATGGCTATATCTACGCTATATCCTGTTGCTAACTCTATTCCGGTGGAAGCACCGCCCCCACCAGCAAAGTTGTCAATTACTAATTCTCCGTATATCATCTTTTATCTCACCTCATCTGATCCAGCGGTAACGACATCTGTCCCTTACAGTTACCGCCTATAATGGATGGATCCCAGCCCACACCAATATAGTCCAGCACTTTAGCCCACCCGTAATCATTGCCGCTCTCGTCTTTACACATGTGGAACATCAAATAATCCCACTCTTTTGGGTTCTTCTCGTATAGCAGATCAAACCTGTGCGGTCTTTTTTCCATGTGTATTCCGAACCCACACATACTGCATCCTGTCCTTTGAGCTTTGGTAGTTCTTAAAGTGCCGTCAGGAGCTTTATCTATCACTCCGTATATACTTGGTATAATGCTATCAGGCATCTCAAACTTATCTGTAATCCTGCCCTCTTCAATCAGCCTCTTGTGATATTTATCTTTAAGACCTCTCTTCCACAAATCGTCCATCTCCAATGCAAGTGTTAATATATCCTGCCTGTTAAATATGGCAAACGGTGCTGATCTGATAGTTGATGCACCAAAATAGTTACATCCATTCATCATAAGGCTCTTTGCTCTGCGACCACCCTCTGATGCCATGAGTCCGAGAAATGGTACACTATGGTGTTCCTTGCCCCAGTCATCACAATTCTTTTCTTTGAGGTAATAGCAGCATTTTGCTGATACCTTAAAGTCTGGCTTCTGATACTGACATCCCTCATTTTCGTTCTCATATCCTCCGAAAAGCTTCAGCCATCGGTTGGTCAACTGCATCTTAGAGTTTTTCTGCCATCCTCCATACTCTCCTGTCTCGCCTGTGATGATCGCATGTCGCACAGTTTTATTTTTCTCTGTTGGATTCTGGAGCAGTTCTATCTTGCCGGCTATCTCCTTTGATATGACAGGAAAGCCAAACTCCTGTATAACTCTCGGTTTTGTCCAGCGTTTGCCGTCCTCTCTCATCAACGGTGGGATATTTATAATTCCAAGTGCCTTGTGAACACTCTGTATACTCGAGTCTTCGAGCGTTGATGCTGATACTCCTGGCACATCCTCATGACATACCTCATTTATAAACAAATACAGGATAATGCTGTCTAATCCTCCCACAGACACATGATTATTAAGTCCACGCTTGTCGCACTCACTTATAAACTCTTTTACTCTTGTGACCGCATATCTGCGTTTAAAGGCATAGTTCTGATTTTGTTTCTGCACAAATGCTACGATTTTTTCATGAGTTCCCAGTCTTTTCATTCTCTGCTGTACTGATTCCATTGTTTACCCTATATATCCTCCTCTTCACTCTCACAATTTTTCTTTAAATACCGATCATGTTGTTTCCGTATGCTCTCAGGTGTTATACGTCCTATACTCTCAGCAACTTCCTGCCATGTATAGCATCTTACATGGCGATACAGCATGATCTGACGGATAAATGTATCATCTATAGTCATGATCCACTCTATGATTTCCTTTTGCTCCTGCTGCAGCCTCGTCTCTGTATGGCGTTGGCAGATTCATCCATACATTAACTATCATGCCATCCGACCAGCAGGTTTTTGTATCGTCTCCGATATAGTAAGCTCCACCATGACTGTCCTCCTCGTATCTTCCCACAAGCGGGAATGAGAAGTTCTCAAACGATAAGAGCACATGCTTGTTATTCTCCGGCGGTGTATCTGAACTCATCCATGCGTAGAAGTCTCGTCCAAGTGCCAGAGAGGCAAGTCCTTGGACGAAATAGCCAGGCTCCATGCCAGTTCTGTTGTCTTCCTCTATCAACTTTTTCATACATAGCACAATTGCCTGGAACTCTTGCATGAGGTCGTAAGTAGAGCCGGCTAAATTTACTTTGTTATCCTTTACCTCAATCATTTTTATTTCCTTTCTTTGGTTTTTAGTTAATAAAACCTTTTTATCTGCTTTTTAACTGTTTCAAATATCTTATCGTGAATACAGTTCTTGATATCGTTGTAACAGTCTTCGCACACGTCACTTATCACTGTCTTTTTATCAACATAGGAATAGCCTCTTTCTGCGTAATCATCAGGGTAAATATCAAAACCTGTTATTTTATAACAATTGCTACAAAATTTGCCACAAACATCACATCTGTACGCTTTACTCATTCTGAATCACTCGCTTTCTTCAACTTTTTAGACAACATCTTAAGTTCTACATCATCACAATTTACTTTCATGTACCTTGTGTCTCTTCGTTTTTTAAGTTCTTCAATGCAATCATCAACAGCCTTGTTATAACCAAATTTATAGCCACATCTATAAACATTTTCTGACATTCCCTCATTTGCCCTGTACGCTTTCAATTCCTCTAACCATTCAGCTAAATGTTTGTTATCTTCTGAAATTTTAAGGCAGTCCAATCCATAGTATGGGCTTTTCTTTTTTAATGTTAAATTCAGCTTATGATTGTTTTTGAAACTATTTTCATTATCTCTAGCTTTTTGTATTGCTTCATCAATCGTCATTATCATCGCTCCTTTATTTTTCTCCTACAATGAGTAGCACCGAATTTTGATTTTCCAACATACTCATAACAATCTACGCACTTCCATTTACCACTCTTTTTCGGTGTATCTGAACATCCGTAGTATTTATGATTCTCGTTCGGATAATCGTTCCAACAATGGCAATCATAGTCTTTGTTAGCCATTTCTATCAGCTTTCTTAAAGAGAACTCCTCTTAAATGCTCATCAAGGTCTAATTCTATTCCGTCAATATTGCCATTTAGCTTGTTTTGACAGTGACACAATAGTATTTCAAGGTCGCAAATTCTGCCTGCTTTGTATTCATCACGAATAAAATCCAAAACCCTATTTACGCTTTCTATCCTGTACTTTACTATCTTTGAATTGTACTCAAGTCTTATATCTGCAATTTCTTTTTCACGCTGTCTGATTTCAGCTAAATCGCACTTACAAAATTCATAATCGCTAATAAGTTTTTCCTTTGAATCTCGTGCGATTTCTTCTGCTGTATAGCCTTTAATTCCGCTCATTCGCTCCTACCTTCTTTCAATAAATCCATAAACTTCTCATACTGCACATCCTTTCAGTAAGTCCCAGTGTTCCTCCTCGATGAAGAGCTGACGTATCATCTCATCGTTGAGATAATGGTCTTTACAGCCCGGCTGCTTTCTCCAGTATGAGTCGATGAAATACTCACACCATTTTAAGAACTCATGAATGTCTGAGTTTTTGAACTTGTAGCTCTGCTTGAGCACCGGTATCGTAAGTAACATCGTAGCTACAAGTGCTGACTCTATGTTTCTGTCAGCTCCGAGTACTGCTCTATTCTTGCCAAGGTCAGCCATATATAGCTTGTGGCTCATTGGGATATTCTTCACCCACTCAACCACCTTGATGTCTCTCTTCTGGCAGTATTCAAGCATCGTGGTTGATGTCAGCTCCTGATCATCATCGTTCTGCCACTTCTTACGGCGTTCAATCACTCTGTCGTAGAAGTTCTTAAGCTGTCTGAAACTCAGCCCAAATTTGTCATACAAAATCTCCATGAAGATATATGCCATGTGGTTGGCTATGTTATCTCCGAGTTGAGCTTTCTGCACTTCATTCTGCCAGTAGCGGGCATTCATGCGCCCTTGTCTACTCTGTCTGCTCATTAGTACCTCCTAGTGCTGACTCAAGCGCAGCGTAGTCATAAGACCTCTGCTCGAAGTTACTGAACTTGGTTTTGGCGGTCGATTCCTGCCTCATCCGTCCACCAGGTTTCTGGCTTCTGTCCCAATTTCTAACAGCTGCTTTCCAGTCTTTCATGCGATTCTTGCCAACAGTCCAGCCGTTGGCTGTGTAATAATCAATGAATCGCTCAGGATCTACGTTGTACTTGTTGTCATCGATATATTTTTTTAGTTCTTCGAGGGTGGGTGGGTAAAAGCGGGGCTTTTTCTCTTCACTTTCTTTAATATCATTTACATTATCATTATCATTTACATTATCATTAGGTTCGGGGTTGGTTCGTTTTGGTTCCGCTTTGGTTCCACTTTGGTTCAAGTTTGGTTCGAGTTTGGTTCGAGTTTGGTTCGAGTTTGACTCGAGTTTGGTTTCGTTTTGGTTCTGCTTTGGTTTAGTTCCACCCCTCAAACCGTTCTCATACCGCTTGTTATTCTTGTCTATCTGAGGCTTTGCCATTATCAAAATTGCCTTGGCTACACCGGATGTATCAATCTCGCTATCGTTGAGTCCGTACTCCATTATCGCCATGACTGCATTTCTGAACTCTTCCGCAGACAGTTCCTTGATAGCCTCATAGAAACTCCGATAAAAAACTATGCTCTCTCTCATCGCTCCACCTCGAAGATATGGACCTCTATCCTTGGTTCATCCTTTGAGACTTTGAACTCATCGTTGAACCCCCTAATGTTCTGCCAACCGTCATTCTCAAGTACTCCAGAATTGACGAGTGCGTCCTGGATCACCTTTCGCCCGAATGATGATATGTTGTCAAGATCTCGTCTCTTATTCGGTTCATGCCAAACATAAGCCATGCTAACAGGCTTGGTAATATGCACTCCCTTCAACTGCTGCCGGATACATCTTGATACGATGTCCTCCGACTCTCCCTTGAGCTTAGCCCCCTTGTACTTATTGGCTCGCTCTGCGCTGATGTAATCGTTAAGGTTCGGCAGCTTGCCCGGTATAATTAATAAGTACTCCAACTTCTCGCCACCTTTCGTATGTCAATTTCATTGAGAGTCTCTTCTTTTGAATCGCTCTCGCTCGATGAAGCTCCTTAGCCATATACTCGTTAAACTCAACTTCATCCTCTATGTCGTTCGGGTCCGGTCTGTAATAGCCATCTCCAACATTGATGATACAATCACCGTTGTTGTTGGCTTTCTCAATCTGCTCCCGGAGCCGTCTATCATCGTTCGGGTTGGATGGTCTGCTCATGGCATTCCGATGCCCGACCGGTATTCTCTCTAAATCCATGCGCTCCTTTCCCTCCGGTCAAAGGGTAGACCGGAGATAACATGGGCTTACAATCGCTGATGTTTTCGTGATATAAAATCCGCAATTCCAAACAGTTTCTTAAGGTGTCTCAACCATTTAAAGCCAGCTCTTACCGAACAGCTTTCTAAATTCTTCTCTAGTTCCGACCTTTGACTCAAACGCTCTCTGAGCTGCTTTGATGTATGTCAGGTCAACAGTTCTGTTGAGGTGTGGTCCGAGTGCGCCCAAGTGGTGCTCGTGACACAATGGAATAGTTAAGCCGTACTTGTCGGCTATCTTCCGGTTGGCCGTGCCGTGTATAGCGTGGTGGATTTCCACGTTGGGACTTCCGCACAGCACACACTTGGTCATATCCTCTACAATTATTGATTTCTTCACACTCCCCACCTCTCTTTCATTTCTTTCAGTTCTGTCGGTGTGATAGTCTCAATGCCGAGCTCCTTGGCTTCTGCTACAGTGCCGTCGATGAGTTTAGACATCTCATTGGTATCGTATGTATGTGAGCCTCTGTATACCATGTAGAACGTGGCATTATCGTCATACTTGACAGCTATGCAGTGCATTGTCTCGAGCTCGTACATGTAGCTCTCAGGAGCGTTGGTCTTGTAGATAAGAGGCTCACCACTTGGCAGCACATGAGGCTGTCCGTATCTGCATATCATAAGATTCTTGGCTCTTGCCTTTGAGATTGTCAGTGCTTCGGCTATCTTGCCAACAAGCACATGAAAGTAGGCATTAGCGTCAAGGGACCGGCGCCGTGTATATCTGACTGCCTTGATTTTGAGCTTGTCAAAGCTCTTAATCTTCTCATACTCTGTCTTAGCTTTTTCTGTCTCGTTGATTTCAAAGGTCACTCTCAAGTGCCCGCTGTCGAAGTCAATAGATGCTCCGACAGCTCTTCCTGTCGCTTCCATTTATGCCTCTTTCTTTTTTTTGTACCAAGTTTCAACCTGCTTAGTTATCCGTTCAGCAAGCTCCTTTGAAATATCTGACTGCTTGGCAAAGCCGTACTTCTTTTTCAATGTGTTCCATATGTCGCCCTCGCTTGCACCTTCACACATACCCGCGTAGGCCATTATGTATTCATTAATCTTATGAATCTGCTGAGCTGTCGCAGGCTTGAAAGCTGCTGGCTGTGTCGGTTCTACTGATTCAGCCTTGCTCTTATTTTCTTTATACTTCCTGCACTCGTCCGAGTCCTCATCCTTGGTGTCGTCTAAGAGAAAAAGTCCGTTAAGTGCATACTTTCTTGCGTAACTTGATGCGGTACCGGTAATCTGTGAGTCATCCATTCCTTTTTTTGCTTCTGCTTCTCTTGCAAGTGCGCAGGCAGAGAGTTGTTCGCCTGTCTCACAGTCTGTCAGGTACGCGGTAGCTTTTACATAATTCTTCGTGCCTACAGCTTGAATAGAATCACTGATTATCAAAGTCACGTTGAACTGGTTAAGTAAAGGCTTGACTGCCTCATATATGCCCTCGGCGTTTCGATAATGGAATCCCGCGTAATCGTTGTATAGATTTTTTGGGGCCTTAAGCATCGTCTGTATTTCTTTTAGTTTCTCGTGCACTGCCATTAATCTAACCTCCTGTACTGGATGCCACACTCCTGCATATAGCATTCAAGCTGTGCCTGCTGGAATGGGTCAACCTTGACCTCGTATCTTGTCAACTTCATAATGTCGTTCTTTTCGGTTGGCTCTATGAACTCCTCCACAGGTTCCGGTGCATCAAGCATCTCATCTGCTTCGGCCTCTGCCTGCTTCTCTTCCTCAGCTTTGAGGATTTCTTCTTTTTGCTTCTCCCACTGTCTGATAGTGAGAAGTGCGTCTGACAGTACACCTGTCTCTTTGTATTTCATGAGAGCTTTGGCCTCATATTCTGATTCCATGCTCTTAATAGCTGCTACGTCATTGGCTACACCATCAAGATAGTTGGTAATCGATTCCTGTATAGTCTTCTTCGATGTGGATACATTCTCCCACTTGCTGTCATACACTCTGTTAAGCTCTGCATATCCTGCTATATCTTCTCTGCCGGATACAGCCTCAAGGTAGATCTCATTGATAAGTTCTCTCTTTTCCTCGATGCGCTTCTGCTCGAATGCATCAATCTGCTCAGTGATAAAAGCGATTGGTTCATTAATGAGCTTGTCCAACTCTTTAACCTTTGCTTCAAAGTCTGTGTATGGCTGCATGTAGAGCTTTTTGACCTCTATTCTCTTGTCACCGATCTGTTTCTTGAGCTTTCTAAGCTCTGCTACAGTCTTCTTTGCATCTGCTTTTGTGTCTTCCGTGAAGACCAAGTTCTTGTAAAGCTCGAGCTCTGATGCAAGAGCATCCTTTAAGTCCTCGAAATTAAAATCTATAGTTCCATTATTTCTGCTAATCTGTACTTCTAACATGTTCTCTCCTTTTCTTCTATAAGCTTGTCTAATTCTGCGTGTATTCTCATGTATTCATTTTCGTCGAATGCGTCGAAATAAACTAAGCACATGTCTGCCTTAGTGTCACCTATTCCGTGCCATCCGTCTGGGAATATAGTAACGTTCATGCTATCAACATATCCTCCGGTCACTTCCAAATGGACAAATGGTGTATGCATTGAACTGCCCTCGTTAATCTTCATTACCTTTTCAAGGGTTTCCCTGATTCTTTCCTCTCTTGTCATTTCCTTTCCTTTCTGATTAGCTCGCTTCAAAATCTTTGAAGCTCATCTGCTTATAATTCGTACATTTAACAAGCGCCTCAAGTTGTCCGGCTCTGGTCTTCAATAATTTCGACTGTCTAACACAATCCTCGCATATTCCGTTAACGCCCTCTCCCGGATCTATAGCGCATCCGCATTGTCTGCATTTTCTTAAAATCATAATCAGCTCCATTGAATAATCTCTAAAATCATGTTACAATTAAAAAAATCTATTTGATTTTTCCCTTTATAGAATCCTTAGCTTTGGTCGGTCGAGGATTCTATTTTTTTGCTCTCATTTTCCAATAATTCAGCGAAAGTCTTACAGGTTTTTGGCTTAGCCTTTTTTACTGTCTCCGTGAGATATTCGCCAGCACTCTGATACTTCTGCCCACTTGTGCCCGGCTTGCATCCGCTAATTATTCTCATGTTCTGTCACAAGACATGGAATAGTAAGCAGCAGTCCCAGTGGTAAGAGTACTTGTCCGTATCTGTACCGGATGAGGCACGCTCCCACCATAATCGCAGCAAGGCCGACATAGCCGAGCGTCTCGTATATCTTCTTTCTCATGCTTTCTCCTTCCCCGAGCACTCAGTAGAGGGGCGCGTAGTAACAAGAGGTATGTCAAAAAGCAACAAAATCAAAATACACTTACGCAATTAAATCGAAAAATTTACAAAAGGAAATAAAATAGCGCCCCTCTACTGAATGCTCGAATAATTTACATATTTAGTTTTTAATTGCCTTGCCCAGCTCCTCTGCTGTCCAGTCCGTCATATCCGCGATGGCTATGAGTGTTTCGATGCTTAGCTTTCCGCTGAGCTGTGTGCTCAACGCTGCCTCCGATATGCCAAGCTGCTTGGCTATCTTTTTCTGCCGGACTCCACACTCAGTAAGTCGGAGCTTGCACTTCTTGGCAAGGACTTTTCTCCTGTCCGCTACCCTTGCCGGGTAGGTTAATGCTCTGACTCTTGGCATTATCGTGCCTCCTTTGTGCACTTATTGTGCTCATTTAAGTCAAAAAAAATGAAGTTAACCGAACGGTTGTAGTATTCAGCAAGTCTAACTTTAATATCGTCTCTTGGTATGCGCTCACCTCTTTCGTACATTGCAAGCGCTGAAATACTGATTCCACAAGCCTTTGCAACCGTTTCACGGCTTTTATCGCCCCGAAGCTTAACAAGCTTTTCGGCTACGATTTCGTTTCTACTCAATGTTTCACCTCCCTATTAAGTTGTGCACGGTTCGTGCATAACTATAATATACACGTATCGTACTCGGAAGTCAAGCACATTTTGTAATATTTTTTATTTATTTTTTGCACGTTTCGTGCTATAATGCAATCAAAGGAAGGAGGTATGATAAATGGCACAGTTTAATATTATTTTAAAGCTTCTTAGAAGTGAAAAGAAAATGACTCAGCAAGACCTAGCAGATGCACTTCACATCTCAAAAAGTTCTATTAACATGTATGAGCGTGGAGAACGGCAACCGAATTTTGAAACGCTTGAGCTGATAGCTGATTATTTCAATGTAGATATTGACTATTTGCTTGGTCGGACAGATAAAACAACCAAAATTATCGACCCAAGTATTACTACTATAGAGTTCACATCAAAAGATTATACGCATGATGAGCTTGACAGGCTTTTAGAATATGCTGAATTTTTAAAAACTATCAGAGAAAGGAAGTCTTAATATGGGAATGAGATTTAGGAAGAGCTTCAAGATTGCTCCTGGTGTAAAGTTTAATGTCAATAAGAAGAGTGTTGGCATGACCTTTGGCAGTAAAGGTGCTCACTATACAGTTAATTCTTCCGGCAGACGCACAACCTCAGTTGGTGCTCCCGGTACCGGATTATATTATCAAAGTGTTTCCGGCGGTAGCAGTTCCGGTTCTAATCGTCAACAGACTACACGGACTAGGCAGATAATCTCTGACACATGTCCTTGCTGTGGAGCTGTAAACTCTAAGCATGAAGCATTCTGTCCTGTATGTGGTCAGCCACTATCGGAGCCGGTAAGGCAGGCTACACCGCCCCAATACATACCGCCCCAATACATACCGCCTCGGCCGGTCAAGGTCAAGAAAGACCACACGAACCTAATAATGCTCATTGTAATTATCATAATCTGCATCGGACTATGGCATTGGATTGGAAGCGTGCAAGATAAATACGAGCAAAAGACAGCTAAATCAGATGTTGAGCAGCAGGCCCAGCCGAGTAATGATGCGCTGCCATCATTGCAAACAGCTCCTGAGAGTGTGAATAATGCCCAAGTTGGTAATGATAATGCACAATCTGATAACAGTAATGCGCAGGCTGATAACAGTAATGTGCAATCTGATAACAATAAGGCTGATATGGTGTGGTATGTAGATGGTGGAAGTAAATACCACAGAAATTCAAGTTGTAGCAATATGGAAAATCCGAAACAAATATCTTTAGATGATGCCAAGAAAATGGGACTTACTCCCTGTAAGAGGTGTTATTAGATGCCAAAAAACGCACTGACAGAGGAGGCTGCCGGTGCGTTTTTTGTATGAGAAAGGATTGCTAAAGGGTTTTAACTTGATAAGGAGTTCAAGATTAAAACAGAAAAACCGAGTTGAGAATGAGTTAAACTCAATCCTTAACTCATTAATATTATATCACAAAATTTTATGCGTTTCAGAGAATAAAAACAAAAGGAGGGTTATCATGAAAATCGAAAAAAGAGGTAACGGCTACCGAGTCCGTAAGATGATTAACGGAAATATGCATCGTATTCTATTCGACCATCTGCCAAGCAAGCGGGAAATTGATGAGGTATTTTCTAAGATATATGCTGAAAGCCCTTCCGGCGCCGTACAGGGCACTTTTAAAGACTGTGCCTTGCAATATATAGCAATCAAAGAAAATGTCCTCTCTCCGTCCACTGTGCGCTCATATAATGCTATGGTGCGCTCAATGAGTGAAGCATTTTTAAGCATTCCAATGAAGGCTTTGTCATCTGCTGATGTACAAGCAGAAATTAACAGGATAGCCTTGATAAGAAAAGCCAAGACGGTAAAGAATTACCACGGCTTTATAGCGCCTATCGTGGCTATGTACCGTCCGGACCTTAAGCTCACTACCACTTTACCGCTTGGTGAACGCTATGTGCCATATGAGCCGACTGACGACGACATTAAGAAGATACTCGAAGCTTCCAAAGGTACATCGTATGAGCTGGCTCTGCGCCTTGGCGTGTATGGCATGAGGCGGTCTGAAGTATGTGCAGTGACTGCTGATGACCTTAATGGAAATATGCTGGCTATTAACAAGTCACTTGTCAAGAATAAGGATAATAAACTTGTGCTGAAGAACTTCGCTAAGACCGATGAGTCTACACGGAAGATATACGTAGACGATTACACGGCCGATCTACTACGTGCTCAGGGCAAAGGCTATGCAGGATATCCAACTAACCTGTGGGATAATCTGTCGGCCTTACAGAAGCGTATAGGCTTACCTCATTTTAGATTCCATGACTTGCGTCACTACTACGCTTCTATGGCTCACTCACTTGGCATACCTGACAGTTATATCATGCGTGCCGGTGGCTGGAGTTCTGACAATGTCATGAAGAGAGTGTACCGCCATGCTCAGGCTGACAAAGAAAGAGATATGATGGAATTTGCCAGTCAATACATTCAAACGCTCAGCTAAAGTCTTGGGCAAATCTTGGGCAAATTTTTCTTAAAAATGCCCTAATTTCTTTAATTTTTTGAAAGATTGTAAGTAAAGAAAAACCCCGCAAACCCTTGATTTTACTGAAAATCTTGGATTTACGGGGTTTTGCAAATAGTGCCGGCAGTGGGACTTGAACCCACA